CGCAGGGCAAGCAGGGAAGGAGCGCCAAAGTGAGCGAAAAGACACCGGTAAGAGTGTATGCAGAAAGAGCAGCTGACAGGGCAATGAAAGTGTCCGGGCAGATCCGCAAGAGCGAAGCCATGGCGCTGTATACGATGGCACGGCGAATGGGAAACATCGTGGAGATAGGGTGCTTACATGGCAGATCGACCGCGGCTCTGGTGCAGGCAGCGAAAGTATTCAAAGCGCGGGTGACGAGCGTGGATCCATTTTATTTGACACCTGGCACCAAACAGATCAGCTCAGCTGCCAACTGGAGAAACAACCTGGTGGCGATCGGGCTGGAACCGCCTGAACTAATGGTGATGGAGAGTCACCAGGCAGCAGAGCTATACAAAGATGAAATTGCATTCCTGTTCATTGACGGCAACCATGATTATGCGCACGTCAAACAGGATATTGAGGATTGGTCACCGAAGGTCAAAGTAGGTGGGGTGATGGCTTTTCATGATTTCATGATGCCACACATTGACGGGGTGGCGAGGGCAGTGAGCGAATGGTGGTTGTCAATATTTGACATCAAGAATGTGACCTGGAAACTGGCAACCGAATCGACCAGGGATTATGTGATCGCATTCAGGAGGGTGAAATGACAGACGGAGTGATCTATATGACCTGGGGTCAGAACGCGATCATCCAGGCTGAAAGCAGCATAACCAGCCTGTGGCGCAAAGCAGGATCATCCATGCCAGTGATGGTGGTGGGGGACGAAGAAGCACGGGTGCATTTTGCAGGCAACAAGCGGGTCATGTTCCACCTGATGGACATCGACCCATTTGATGATCAAAAAGCGCGCGGGTTCCGGTTCATGGCAGGGAGGATCAAGCCGTTACTTGCCAAGATCAGCCCATTCGACAGGACCCTGTATGTGGATGCGGATACAGCATTCAAGAGCAACCCGAAGATCGGGTTTGACCTGTTGGATCGTTGGGATGTGGTGTTGGCTGAGACACAGACACGGAGCCTGGTTGAAGGGCTCGCCGGTTTGAAGGAAAGCCAGGGCACATCAAAGTGGCTGGGAACGCCGCACATCCTGTATCACAACAGCGGGATGATCTTCTGGCGCAAGAATGAGAAAACGGACAGGTTATTTGACCTGTGGAGTACAGAGTGGCAGGTATATTCCGGGTGGGATGAGCAGGTGTCACTGCTGCGGGCACTGCTGAAAAGCGAAGTGATGTTTTTGACGGTGCCATATACCTGGAACTGCTACAGCGACAAAGAGTCGCACATCCTGCATCACTGGTTCGGGGGGGGACATGCCAGGACGGAGAGCAGGCAAAGAAGGCCTCAGAACGTGCAAACAGAAGCACGACGAATGGTGAAAGTGGAAATCAAGCCCGGGCGGTTCGTGAAGTGCTATGCGGGCGATGAAGAGAAAGTGAAAAAATATTACAACCATATTACGGAAGGAAGAGCAAAATGATTAGAAAACTGGTGAAAGTGCAGCTCGGGCCACACCGATTTGCAAAGATGTACGAGGAAGACGCGATCAAACGGGGTTTGCTGAAAAAGCAGGCGCCGGCAGCGAACAAGATGGTTGCTCCCCATGAGAACAAGATGATCACACCCCTGGAGAATAAGCGCGTTGCTCCGGAGTTTGAGAAAGAGCAGTGGGACGATTTCACAGAGATCCACGGGGTGGGGAAAGCCACTGCCGATCTGCTGCGTGAACATGGGGTGCATTATTTTGACGAGCTGCTGTATGCGCAGATCGATTTCGTGAACCCCAAAGCGAAGCAGGCGCTCGAATTATGGCGCAAGAAGCTCTTACCCAGCGCGTCTGAGTAACAGGAGGCAGGATGTTTTGCACAGTCGATGATGTGTGTGAGTTACTCCAGATCGAAATAGTGGATCTGGCGTCGAATCAGTCGTGCGTGAGAGCGATCGAAGAGGCGACAGAGGCCATTAAAAACTGGTGTCACCAGGAGATTGAGCAGATTTCAGAGACGATCACAATCGATTGTGCAGGCGGGACGCGGATCCATTTGCCGCAGCTTCCGGTTACGGCGGTGACGAAAGTGGTCGTGGATGGGATCGAGCTGACTGCGAGTGTCGATTACAAACTCGGGCAGCATGGGATCCTTTACCGAGTGAACGGATATTGGCCAGGGGGGATCCAGAACGTGGCGATCACTTACACACACGGGTATGCGGTGATCCCGGAGGACATCGTGGGTGTTTGTGCCCGATCGGCTTCCCGGGTATACCAGGCAGGCCTGCGAGCGAAGGAGCAGGACGGGGTGATGGGGGTTGCATCACTAACGCTGGGCGATTACTCGGTGACCTATGGAGCTGAGGGTGGCGGCGGGGTTGGTGAGGGCGTCCTGGGCGTTTCAGCAGCGCGGGTATTGCTGTTGAGCGAGAAAGATATTTTGAACCGGTATAGATACTGGACGGCATAAGATGCCATTTGTGAGTTTGCTGAACAACACTTTCACGGTGACGCGGGTAACACGCACGAGCGATGGCGCTGGCGGGTGGACGAAGAGTTACACGCCCGTGGGATCGTATAAAGGACGGATCCGACCAGCCAGCGGACAGGAGCGGGAAGTGGCAGTGACATTGGAACGGCAGATCTCGCATGTGCTGTACCTGGAATGCGTGGATATTGAACGGGGCGACCTGGTGACATGCGGAGACCTGACCGTTGAGGTGATGGGTCTTCGGGAACCAAGCCTGGCCGGCCACCACCTGGAAGTGGATTGCCTGGAACGACAACGAGAGGTGAGCGCATGAAATTGACATGGACACCGAACGCAGTGAAGAAGATGGCGCAGGAGATCGTGCTGGAACGGGCTGAGGACGTGGGCAAGTTCTGTGAAACAGATGCGCGCAGGCGTTTGGACTCGATCACGGACCCGGACACGAAGCGGGATAAGAACTACCGCAAGTACCTGTCGGACTGGATCCTGACGAACACGGTTGAGAAGGACGAGTTCGATGTAGTGATCCGGATCGGGATGAAAGTTGGCAAGGAAGGGCAGATGCATCACGGTTTCTATATTGAGATCGGATCCACGACTGCCCAGGCACACCCGTTCTTAAGACCTAGCGTGTTCTCAAACGCACGGGAAATTGTTGACCTATTGGGTGACTGATGTTTGCAAAAGCGATCTACGACACATTGGCAGCGGATGCGACATTGATTGCACTGCTGGCAACGTACAAGACAGAGCCGGCAGTGTTCACGATCGACCCGGCCCCCGGGGATGCGGTGCTGCCGTATATTGTGGCAACAACCGTGCCGGTGGCCAACCCGTTTGACAGCAAGACGACACGGGGGCGGTTGGTATGGGTGGATGTGCGGTGTTATGCAGCTGCGAACGGGAGCTCGCAGGCAGTTGAGGCAATTGCGGAGCGGGTGCGGGTACTTTTGCACCGGGCACCGTTGTTGATCTCGGGCCATATATGGTTATGGTCTGAGTGCAGTGGCCCAATAAGCGCAGATGAAGAAAAGGCTTATGGGCGGATCTTGACAGTGAAAATAGTAGCAGAGGAACTATAGGAGGTTCTCAATGGCAAAAAATGGTACAGATATTCTTTTGCTGGTCAATACCGGCACAAACGTATCACCTGCGTATGAGGTTGTTGGATCCCAGCGCGACGTGACGTTTGATGAGACAACCGAAGAGATCGATGTTTCTTCGAAGGACAGCCGCGCAAAACGGGTTTTGCCAGGGCGATACAGCGCTGCTGTTTCGCTTGAGGCGCTGTATGTGCCCAGTGATGCGGCATACGGTGCGCTGCAGGACGCGATGCGCAACGGTGAGTTGATCAAGATCGCCAAAGAGGATGATGGCACCACAGTTGAAACTGCCGATGCGCTGATCACCTCGATGAGCGAAAATGACCCTGACCAGGGCGAAAGCACCATCTCGATCAGCTTGACCATCGACGGTGAGTGGACTGCGGTAGGTAGCTAATGGCAGCGCGATCTGAGACGGTTTTGACGGCCGGCAGCAAAGAAGTGCGCCTGCTGTACACGAACAGAGCGTTGGCAGAGGCTGAAACCCAAAGTGGGAAGTCGATCGTAACGATCACACAGGGCCTAAGCACAGGCGCTTCTGGGATCAGCGAGATTGCTGCTCTGGTAAGGGCCGGGATGGAAGCTGCGCGGAGAGATGCCGGAGCCGGCGGAAGGGCAGTGTCGATCAACGATGCCTACGAAGTGATGGACGAGGTGGGCTTTGAGTTGATCACCACGACCGTTGTGACCGCGGTGGCTGAGGTGCTCAGCTACGGTTCGAAGAACCTAAAAAACGTGTAGACCAGGAAGCCAAACCATTTACTTGGGACGGCTTCCTGGAAAGTGCACTGAAAGCGGGCATCACATGCGCAGAGTTCTGGGACATGACACCGGCCGAGACGTTCATGACGATCGAGGCGGCAGCATGGCAGATGGAGCAGGAGCACCGGTTGAGAGCGTGGGCGGCATGGCAGACGGCGCGCCTGGGACGGGTGAAGAAGTTCCCGACATTCGACAGCCTGATCAAAGCTCCGGAGGCAAAAGCACTGAGCGATGAAGAGGCAGTTGAGAGACGCAGCGAATTTGAGGAATTGAAAGCCAAATGGCAGCAAAAACAGCGACTTTAATTGATGAGACAGGCAAGAAACATGGATACCTGACTGTAATTTGCCGTGCAGAAAGCAGAAAAAGCGTTGCTTACTGGCTGTGTCAATGTGTTTGTGGGAAAACTTGGGAAGTAAGACAATCAGACCTCAGAGATGGCAGCGTAAAAAGCTGTGGATGTTGTGGGCGTGCTAAAGACGAAACTGGCAATCGGTTCGGAAAACTAGTCGTTCTAAAGCATGTAAAAACGGATTATCGCGGCTGGCACTGGTTGTGCCAATGTGATTGCGGTAATCAAACAGTTGTCGTTGGAGGAGAACTTAGAAGAGGGACTACCTATGGATGTGGTTGCAATAGGATCATTTATCCGAAAGGAGAAGCTGCATCGAGAGAAACATTCAGTTTATATAAGAAGAATGCAAAAAAAAGAGGAATCGATTGGCAATTAACTTTAAATGAGTTTTTGGAGTTGACACAGGGAACCTGTCATTATTGCGGGGCAAAGCCAACGAATGAATATATTGGAACTCGCCTCAACGGTTCTTATATTTACAACGGAATTGACAGGAAAAATAATGATCTTGGATATACGAAAGAAAACACTGTGTCATGCTGCAAGCGATGTAATTTTGCCAAGAGGGATGCTTCTTATAGAGATTTTGTCGATTATCTCGACAGATTAGTCTCTTATAGAGCGGGAGGAAAGATCTGTGGCAGCTGAAGCTCAACTGGGAAGTGCGGTCGTTCAAATTAGAGCGACTCAAGATAAGCTTGATAAAGACCTTTCTGGTGCATACAGCAAGATAGCGGCAGTCGGGTCCGGAATTGGCAAGACGCTCGGTGGATTGGCCGGGGCCGGTCTGGCCACTTTTGGCGTTGCAGCTGTTGGTGCCATTGGCACGGTTGCCGGCATTGGGATCGAGCTGGGAAAGCTGGCCAAGGAGGCTGCCCCCCTGGAGGGGATCAGGGCGGCTTTTGACGGGATCGCAGCGAGCGCCGGGACGACGGGGGATGCAATGCTGGCAGCGATGCAGAAGGGTTCGTCCGGAATGATCGCGAACCGGGACCTGATGGGCTCATACAACCAGGCAGCGCAGCTGGTATCGGTGGAATTTGCGAGCAAGCTTCCGGATGCAATGTCCTATTTGAGCAAAGTGAGCGCGGCAACCGGTCAGGACATGGGCTTCATGATGGATTCGCTGGTGAAGGGCGTCGGTCGTTTGTCACCGATGATCCTGGACAACCTGGGGATCCAGGTGACGCTGGCGGATGCGACAGCCAAAGCGGCCGAGATGTACGGGGTGGAAGAAGTAGCCCTGAGCAAAGCACAGATCCAGGCCGGGATGATGGAAGTAACGCTTGCCAAGCTGGCAGAGAACACAGCGGCGATGCCGGATGTGACCGAGACAGCATCCGCAAAGATGGCACGGCTGGATGCGACGTTCCAGAACACGAAAGATACACTGGGAGCGGCGTTCATGCCGGTATTTGTATCGGTGATGGACAAAGTGAGCGAGTTCGCGGATACGGTGCTGCCAAAGGTCATGCCAGGGGTGGAGGCTTTCACCAATGGAATATTGGGAATATTCAACATGCTTTCACCGCTGGTACCGCTGTTTACGGAGTTTGCAGGTGGAGCAGCCAAGGCTTTTGAGCTGCTGGCGGGTGGTGATTTTGCAGCCGGCGGAGAAATGATCGGGGAGGTAGCTGGCAAACTGGCAGAAGGATTGGTGGAGATCCTGCCAACGATCATCGAGGCGGGAAGCGGCTTGCTGATCGGGTTGATCAGTGGAATAGCATCGGCTATCCCAGCAGTGATGGAATCAATGACCACGGTGGTTGGGTCTTTGATCGAAACGGTGGTGGCGATCCTGCCACAGATGATGACAACGGGGTTGGACATCATCCTGGCAATTGTGGACGGCCTGATCGGAGCGATACCCACATTGCTAACCGCAGGCGTTGAAATTATCAGCAGTTTATTGCTTGCAATTATTGAATACCTGCCAAAGATCGCTGAGGGCGTGCTGACTGTGATTCCGATGCTGGTGAAGGTGGTACCAAAGATCCTCACCAGCTTGTATACAGCGATCATTGAAGCAATTCCACTGTTGTTGACCGCAGGAGTTGAGATCATCATGGGTCTGATTGACGGACTGGTGGTGGCCATTCCGGAGCTCCTGGCACAGGTACCAGAGATCCTTACGTTGATGATCACAGCGATCATTGAAGCGGTGCCAATGATCCTGACCGCCGGGGTGGCGATCATCCTGGCGCTGGTGGATGGGATCATCACCATGCTGCCGACGTTGGTGGTCATGGCGATCGATATCGTGCTGGCAATTGTCAATGCGATCACTACAGCGCTGCCAATGATGATCACAGCTGCAATCGGGATCATCATGGCATTGGTCAATGGATTACTGACAGCTTTGCCGGAGCTGATCGCGATGGTGCCAGAGATCATCATTGCAATCGTGAACGGACTGCTTGAAATGTTGCCAGAACTGATCGTAGCAGGTGTTGAGATCCTGCTGGCTATACTAGCAGGGATCATCGGGGCAATCCCCGACCTGATTTTGGGACTTGTCGATGTGATCCTGGCGATCATTGATGTGTTTTCAGGCGAGAAAACAGAATTCAACGGGATCGGGAAGGACATGCTGGACGGTATCTGGGAGGG